ATAGACAGGCTGACAGAACATATCGACCAGCCATTCACGGCGAATCCGGAAGGCTTCCCAGGCTTCCATCAGGGCCGCACGGCTGGCGCTGTAACTGGCGTTAAACTCTTTCAGAAGGGTGTCATACGGGATTTCCAAAGCGGCGCCGATCTCCTTGCAGATGACTTTGACGAAAGAGTCAAAGCCTGTGGTTGGGATGTGCGGTTCGCCGAACTTCACATCCTCGCCGGTCTTCAGGTGGATCATTGTGCCAGGGCCCATCTCATACTCGTTCGGATTCTCGCTGACATAGCTGTCAGGCGGATTCTCCGGATCATCATCCGGACCGTAACCGACTTCGTTGATAGGAACCTGGGTGGGGTTCGTTTCCGTGACGATCCACGCCGTAAAGAACGACTGGATCAGAGCAGCCATCAGCTCGCTCTGGGTGTACCGGCTGATGTTCAGCAGCGGCTCGATCACGGGAGCGAGATACGTCACGCCCCTATACTGGTCAGGGCGTTCGGTGTCCAGAATATGCAGAATATTCGGAAGGCCGGTCCGTGAACCGTATGCTTTCACCCGAGTCCACTTTGCAGCGTCCTCAGGCGTCCGATACCTCTGGTTCGGATGGACGTTGCAGATCCAGTAGGCCACAACCATGCCGGTCTTCTTGTCCACCTCGACGCCATCATAGATGCGGTTGCCGTTGCTCTTATTGATGCCGTCGGTCCGTCCTCCTGGTACAGGTGCCGGAATCGCAGTAAAAGGTGTGCTGATCAGATCAGCTTCCTTCATGTGGATCCGGAGAGTGTACGGATTCAGCGGCGTCGGGTCTCTGCGCTGGAACAGTGCGAACACATCACCAGACATCAGCCAACTGACAACGGACAGCTGTTGCAGTCCATAGAAGTTGTTCATGCCAATGGCGTCACAGTTTTGTTTCTTTCTGGCCCAGAGCTCGAACTCCGCCTGCGTCTTCCTCTGCCATTCCTTGGCGGCTTCCGGAGACATCTTCAGCATCTTATAGTCAATCGAACTCTTCAGCGTCAGTCCGGTACCGACAACCTTGGTCTTGTTCGTCTTGATCGCCGACGTTGCAACCGGGCTGGACATATACATCATCCGGCCACGTTGCCGGAGCGTGTAGTTGTTCCAGTTTATATCCTCGTTCGGAGAACTCGACTTTGCGGTGAACCCTTTCATAGACCGGCGGTGGATGCTGGCTCCTGCTTCTGAGTAGCCGCTGACCTTGGGTCTGATTTCAATCGTGCTCACGTTTACCACCTCCAATCTGTGCATAATAAAAGCGTGCTGTCGGCGAAAGGAGACGAAACTCCGTGCAGCACGCAGATAAAACCGGCAGGAATAAGGGAAGCTGCCGGATTATCCCAAAAGGAACCCGTAACAATGCAGGCATTGTCCGGGCGGGATTTCTCCCTGATACCGATTACCAGTCCCGGATCACGACTCCGACAGCCTTCCGAGGTTTCAGACCTTCAAGCTCCGCTTCCAGAGCGTCAATCTTCTTCTCGGCTTCGTCAATCGCTTTCCGGAGTGTAGGGATATCGAAGCGGGTGAGCTCTCTGTCATCGATCTTGTATGACTTTACGCCGCCCTCAACCAGGGCAACGTAGGCGTCCATCAGCCGATCAAGCTGTGCTTTCCACTTTTCCAGATACTTTTCGATCGTTTCCTTGGTCATGTTCTCACCTCGCTATCACCAGTCCATGTATTTGTTCAGCTGATCCTCGACCGTTCGGGCGGGAGTGCGTCTCTTTGCGTCCAGAGCGGCCCTTCTGGCCCTGTCTTGTATGGTTTCCGTCTGTCCGTTAGCCCGACGGTGCAAGGCGTCTAAATCGGGCGCCAGGGCCGTCAGAGCGGCAAGGGCGTAGTTCCGGCAGTCAAGCGGTTCATTTCGCTCATGCCCGGGAATCTTTTCCCATACCCATGGGTTCCGATTGTGTTCCTTGTATACCAAATGCTCAGACAGCAGACCAACAAAGTACGAATGGCCGTATCCCCGGTCTTCGTTCACCGGGAAATGGCAGTACCGTGGGCCGGGCTCCTGGATCTTCAGAGCGTCCATGATCATCTGCTTTCCGGCGTCTACTCCCAGTTGGTACTGCCAGCACTGGCCGATGTACCGGCCACGGATCATGATGTTGACCTTCTTCGGCGGTGAGGTGAACGGTCTCCCGTCACCCCAGAAGCCTTTGCTGTCGAACAGCCGTTTCCCGATCCGGCGAGACGCTTCCCATCTGGTGTACTGCGTGAAGTGACCGCCATCGTCCACAAAGGACATCGAGATCCGGAGACCTTTTCCGTTTTCGTAGCGGTAGACATGATCGAGCACATCATCCAACTGCATCCACGTTTCCGGATCGTCAGGTCGTCCCATGATGATCCCTCTCCGGATTCCCCAGGATTCTTTCCGCAGGCCCCATCCGACCACCTCATACTCGAGACGGTCATCCTGCACGTCCACGCCGGCAGTAAGGACCAGAACACCGTTGGGCAGTTCTGCGGAGTATTCCTCCCGTCTGGCCATGAACTCATCCTCGTCCTGAAGGTCTCCACGGTTCTCCCAAAGTTCGCCGAAGATCGTGTTGTAGACAACCTGCAACTTCTTCGGATCCTTCCGGGCCGCAAGGTACCGCTGGACGATACGCTTCCATGGCATCCAGGGAGATATGAAGGCGTTCAGCCAGAAGCTGCGGTGTCCTGTTTCGTATGCATCCGGATTTGCCGCTATCCATTTGGCTTCGGCGTTCTTCATATCGTGTTCTGTGGAAATGGCGCCACACTCCGGACAGATGTAATAGACCAGAGTCACGTTGTACTGCGTCTTTCCGTTGACTTCCGATTCCGTAAACTCATACCGGATATCCTTCCACCGGATATCGTGGAACTCTCCGCAGTGCGGACACTTGCTGTGCCAGCGTTCCTGAGTCCCTTCATAGAAGGAATCAGCGATCACGGAAGCGTTCTTCACGGTCGGAGTCGAACACTCGAAAGCTTTGGCGTCCGGGAATGTGGTCTGTCTTGCCAGAGCCAGCATCCACGGATCGCCTTCTTTGCCGGCTGACAGCGCCCACCGGTCACGTTCGTCACCGAGCAGGTTCTTCATCGGCATGGATGCCAGGTCATGCGCTTCCGTTGATCCGCACATAATCAGCATTCCGTTCGGATACGCCTTTTCAAACATGGTGTTGCTGCTCGATCTTCCCTTATCGGACGCAACCAGTTTTTTCAGTTCCGGCGTATCCCGTATCATCGGACTGATACGGAGTTTGGAATACTTTTTGACATCCTTCATGGTGGGCTCAACCAGCAGGATGGAACTTGGATCCTGATGGATGATGTACCCGATGATGTTGTTGAGCATCTCGGACTTACCGACCTGAGAAGCGGCAACAACAGTCACCCTCTTGATATGTGGATCTGTGTAGGCGTCCATCGGTTCCTTCATGTACGGCGTTCTGGATGTTCTCCATGGGCCGGGCTCCGATGAAGCTTCTGTCGAGAGGATTCTGTACTTGTCTGCCCACTCGGAAACCGTCAGGTTCTCGGGTGGTTTGAAGCCTTGCAGGCTATCGGAGAAGATACCGTTCAGTGACTTGAATCTTCGCCGCAATTCAAGATCATTGTCAGGCATTCTCATCATCATCCTGTTCGTGCTTTTCTTCCCAGTCTCTCCTCGCTCTCACTCGCTCCACATATTTTTTCGGATCGTACTGATACTTTGACAGCTCCGTCTCGATGGCGTACACCGCTTCCCGGATGATGATCTGACATTTCTCCGTATCGGTTTCATTGGCGCAGACGGCGCCGAGTCTCCCGGGCAGGGCGTTCAGCATGGACCTGATCGTTCTGACCAGGTCATTCGTGATTGCTTTCACATCCTCCGTCCGGTGCATGTTGCCCTTCAGCTCATCGGCTTCCAGTTTGGCAACATCGGCCTTGGCAACTTTCAGCTTCACCTCGGCCGCTTTCCTGGCTCTCTCCACCTTTCGGTCTTCCTCGGTCATCACGTTGCCGGAAATGAACCGGATATATCGGTGGATATTGTCGTACAGTAGATACTTTCCCTTCGTGACGGTGTTCAATGTGCCATCCTGCGTCAGCTGCTGTATTCGTCGGACCGTCAGATCCAGCGCCTTTGCCATTTCTGTCGAGTTGACCTTCTCTTCTTCGAGCGGGTTTCTCCCTTCATCCGGCACTGAAACACCTCCATTCTCTGGAAAAACTTCCACGAAACAGGTTTTTCACGCCCGTTTCGTGGAAGAAATGCCGTGATTTTACCAAGAAAGCGTAGCGAAACGCCCTTTTTTCGCTCCAAAAACTGATGATAATTCGGGGTCGTAGAGGG